GGAAACCTCCCGAGCTGGCGAAGAAGACCTGTGTCTTCCTCTCCACGTCCCGAATCGTAGACGAGTACTTCATATTGGATCCCAATACGAACGTCTTGCTTACTTTTCGCCCGAATCTATCGCTGCTCATCCTCACTGAGGGTGCAGACGGGTCGAGAGATCCGGGTGGAGCTCTAAAATAGAACTCCGTGGAACGAACATGACTGACAGACTTCCGGTACCCATCAGAAAGGGATAACCGTAATTCTGCCGAGTCAGTTAACGCACAGGTGGAAAGGAGAGACAAACCTTCAGATGTCCAACGGGCATCTTCAGCAAGTACCTCCCGAACCCACTCTGAGGCCGCTCTGTCCAGTAAAGACTGTCCAGAGCGCCCCAGAGGGGAAAGTCCTAGACCAATGATCAGCTCTTCTTTTGAACGCTGTGAAAGGTAGGACAACCACTGTACGTGACGCGTCGAAGACCTCTTAGGGGCAATAGGCAATCCTATTCCTCCGTAGGCCTCCGGCGCGCCCAACGGCAAACCAAGTCTTTGAGCTAACCTCCACGTATAATAGTACGGGGAAAGTTTCCAGAAGAACTTGGGAATCCTCCGGGTCGGTCGAGTATCGTCACCGCCAAAGGCGGTAGGTTGAGAAACCCACGTGACGTGACCCTTTGACCCCCCTGGAGGTGCCACTAAGACCGAGGACGGCCAGAAAGGAACTTCAAAACCATTGTCAAGGGGAATCTCAGCGATGAGCCCCCTAGACGGATGGTAGAAGCACTTTTTCCACGAAATTTCCGCGGAAAGTTCGACGAGATTTGCATAATAAAGCTCCCTTCGAACTCTGGTCCACCGAGGAAGGAGCGCATCGTCTCCAACCCCTCGCATCTTAGCATCGGTACGGTTAAGACCTTTGTACCACCTCTTGCGCTCCTTTGGAGTGTAAGGGTACACCTTGAGGGTCTCTTCTGCGGAGCAGAGAGACACCAACATCAAGGCGGGAAATGATGTGGGATCCCCCATCATTTGACCCGTGGTCGTAATCGTACCTGGTGAGCTATTAAGGTCTTGGAGCCAATCATTCCAAATTGTAATGATTTTTTCGGCATGTCCAAGACCTGTCAGCCCGCCCCTCCCGCCTACACGGTCGGAATACCGATCGTCTAGCAGGGGAGCTCTCGGGTAATGCGCCACTAGTCCCATGGGGACGTAGTCGTCTGGCTTCCCCAAGAGGATTTTCTTCGGTCCAAACAGCTTGGCAAACCAACGTCTGTAGGGCTGAAGAGAAGAGAAGCGATCCGCTAACTCTTCGTAAAATCCCCTGGTTAGCCACTCCGGATGGTAATCGGTGGCGGCGGTACAATCTTGGGAATCCCAAGGTCCGTCTTCGCCCCGCATATCCATCCTGAGCTGACCACCCAGCGCTTCCGAGAACCGGGGATCGCGGATCATAACATGGTCCGCGACCCGTCTGAGGATCTGTTGAACAAGGTTCACCGCGGTAAGACTACACGTCGGGAACCTTGTCTTCAGACCCTTCTCCTCAGCGACTATCGGGAGCACGGGGACGAACGTTATGTTTTCCATAACGTACTCGACCGCGAGCTTCAGGTAGTCCTGAAGGTATTCGCCGCATCCAGGCAGAGTTTTCTCTAACTCTGACCACGGCTGCCTGAACATCTGCTCTGGGCCATTTATGAGTGAATGGCTTAACAGTTCCAGGTAAGAACCGTCGGAATCCCGACCAACGGTCGGGGCTCCGTCTCTGCTGCGAATCTTCTTAAGGGCATAGCCGAGCAACACTAAGTGTTGGACTCCCACTACGTGTCCTCCGTAGCTACGGGGAAATCCCAACGCAGCGTTCGCGGAAGGCATAGTGTAGAGCTCTTTGGGGGGTGCACCAGCACCCCACCTCTCGACATATCCCTTAAGGAAAGGTCTCCAATAAGGTGGTTCTGGTTTGGGAATTGAAGTCAAACGTGACAGCAATCCCTCCAACCCAGACTCATCCTTAGGAGCGGGGGGAAGAGCCCTTGCAATGTATGATGACATCATTGCAGGTATCTTCTCCTCGAACACTAGAAGCCGACCATTTGGTTTTGGTCCTCCGAAGTACCACTGGCGATTCGCCTGTGCACACTCTTTGAGACGCTTAGCCGCTTCTAGTGGGTGGTAAACTAACTGGTTGCGGAAACGGTTAACACCCTGAAGCCTTCGGCTGTTCAGGGTGAACGTACCTCCGTACCTGGTTAGATACCACGCTCGTTCTTGCTGGTATCCAACAAGAAGCGAGTCCCAGGTAGCCCTCATAAACTCGAGAACCTCCTTGTTTCGTAAGTAACGTTTAACAAGGGGTGAGGCACCTCCCTCAGTGCGTAACGAAGCCGCTACGTACTTGAGATGGTCCTCTGCCCAAAGGGCATAAAACTCGTGATTAGAGAGGCCTGGGGTCCGGACAGGGGGTTGCACATTGAGCAACGCCTTGCCCGAGAGACCCTTTATCTCACTACCTTCGTACCGGAACTTCCTGCTGTTAGCAAGAAGCTCCACCGGATAACGAAGGAGGGGTTTCAGCCGGCCATGAAGGGATAACCCTTCATGAGAGCGATAATACCAGTCAATGACTGGCATTTCACTTGACCCGAGCTGAAACCACAATTCAGGTTTTAAACCTGTGTCCCCGGATTTTGGTTCCGAGGGCACAGCACCGGACGCACCCCCACCACCAATGGTGTGGGGCTTACGCCGGATTCTCTTCTTTTTGGGAAGAGAGGAGGGGCTCTGTTGAGA